TGTTCATGCAAAACGAAATTGGCCACCCCATTTAAGAGGTGGCCAAGTTTAACACAACTCAGAGTTGGCTTAGGAGAGACTAACCAAACGGAACTTGAACTTAATCTGACCAGCAGTAAGTTCGTTCAACGAGTATGGCGTTCCGGTAGAAACGTCAGGGATGAACTTCAAGTCAATGGTGTCGGCTACGGTGTAAACCTTGCCGTTCTCATTGTCAATGTAAGCACCTGTATCAGCAACGTAGGTGATTTCACTCTGGTCAACGTGCAGGGCCGCAGTTGTCAGAAAGCCATCATCGTCCGAGCCGTCGCCAACAATGACGTTCAGCTCATCGCCGCCGCCGCTGTCATCGAACGCAGTGCTGAGGTAGGCCGAGACATCCGTAACCATTGTTCCTGCTGGAACAGCGTATGTAAATGTCTTGGTTGTGCCGTCAGATAGGGTGCCAGCATTGGCAACCGAGAAGGCCGTAAAGTCAATAACAAGCTCGTCGGTCATGCCGAAAGCGGATTCGTTTACTGTAAGTTTAGGCATAGTAGTGATTCCTTATTTAAGATTAGACGAGGGTGGTGATTTTGCCGTGAGCACCGGGATGTTTCACGATGAGGGTAAGAGCGCAATCAACGTAGCCGCGTTCGCCACCACCAAGGTTGGGGAGACGAGTTGAGCCAGTTGGGATGAGTTCTGCAATGCCGTAATACTCAGGGTTAACCAAGTAGCCGGTGTCCTTGTTCGTTGTATCAGGAGCGCAATCAGGATTCATGTTAACGACAGACACGATGCCGTGGTCGGACTCATAGAGTTCAACCGACAGTTTAATCGAGGCTTCGCCACCATCATACGTCACCTTACGAACCGAGTAGTCAGTGCTACCGGATGTGCGAGCAAAGTCACTGATGACGCGGCGGAGCGCGGTGTCAGCAACAAGCGTCAAACCATTGCTCATGCCAGTAACACGGAAGATGCTGGTGATGAGATTGTTGAACACTGTTTCTGTAAATGTTCCACTGGCATGAATCGAACCTGTTGGGGTGCGATAGGTTGCTGGAACGTCTGCTGGACCTGCGCTATCAATCCAGTCGCCAAGACCACGAAGGCCGTATGGCGTGCCCGCGCCGTCCTCAATCGAACGGTCGTTGTTAGAGCAGAGAGTGGCCTCGATGTCGCGTTTGATTTCGCGGACCGATTTCGCCTCAGCTTGGGCAATCTTTGCTGGACCAACGCTGTCAACAGCGTTCTGCAAATCGCTCACCATGTAATCGCGGCGGAACTTTTGGATATAGTTGCCGAGACGAGCGCGGTTGGAGAATTTGTCCGTGAATGAGGTAACGTCTGCACCTTCCGCAACACCCGTTGTGGTGGGTGTAGCAAGGCTATCGACAGTCCACTCAACGTAGGTGGCGGTAGCTTTGGATTTGGCGGCGGACGAAAGAACTGGCGTCTCCTCAGGGGCGAGGATCGTCAGAACGTCTGTGAGGTCTTCGCGGTTAGAAACAGCGGAGCCCGTGTTAGTTGTATCGAATGTATTAGAAAAGGCCATATTATTAAAAGTTTACTTGCGTTTAGATTTCTGAAGGGTGCGGAAGGCAATATAGTCGCCTATGCTTCCTGAGTCCATAAGGCGCGTTCTAGCGTCTTTCACTGCTTTTTCGCCCTTCACTGCTGGCCGCTCACTAGAAGCGGCATACAGATCGGGACTACCGGACGGATTGACCTTGAGACTTGGCTTATCAAGACTGATAAGTTTGCGGCCATACAACGAGTTAGCGGCGTGCGCCAACAGGTATGGGAGTTGAGGGGCAATTTCTGGCATCACGTCCTCGATATTTTTGAGGCGTGGGTCAGACATCATTGCTTGGTATTGGCGACGAATATCGCTGTCTTCTTGGGCAGACAACCAATTCAACTCTTTTGTAGCTTGGTTCTCAAAGGCGGAACGTAGCGACTTGCGCTGTTCCTTAGCATTCAACTCTTTTTGCTGGGCGGGAAGATATTTGTCCCGTGCTTTTCTGGCACGACGCAAATGATCTTTTACCTCAGCTTTGGTGAGTTCCTTGCCATCCACTGTGGCGGCAACGTCCTCGTATCCAATAGTCTCAGCTTTATCGAGAACATCCTCCGCCCACTCAATAACCTCGTTTACTTGCTCAGATTGTTTACTGAGTTCGTCGGCAGTTTTGATGTGTTCGTAGGGATTGTTCTCTACCTTTGGCTCAAGAGCGTTCTTATTGCTCTGCTGCTGGAAATAGGTTTCCATTTGCGCCATACGTTCTTCAGCCATTTTTCGTTTGGCTGTAAGTTCCGCAATGCGTTTAAGCAGACCAGATTTACCCTTTTGAGCAAGCTCGGCAATGTCATCATCTGACAATTCCGTTAGGTCAAGTTGTGAAAGAACATCCTTGCCTTTGGTGTTTGTAGATTCCTGAGGTTCGCCACCTTCCTGTGCGTCTGGCGTTTCAGTATCTACCTGTTCCTCTGGCTCGGCCTTATTTGTGGGCTCTTCGACAATCTCTTGCTTCTGGGTTACAGTAGCTTGAGGCTTGCTTTTAAGCTCACCTAAACGACGAACAGCATATTCGTTCATCGTGATGTTGGACTTATCATTATTCACTGTTGATTTATCGTCCCCAGCGGCGGACGGTGCGACATTAGACATATTATTGTTTTCCGCTGACTTTACGCCACAGCGATTGCGTGCCAGCATCATAGCAAGGTTTTTGTTTGCTATTTTTAATCTAGGCATAGATAAACATTAACGCCCTTGTAGCTCAGTGGTAGAGCACCAGTTTTGTAAACTGGCTGTCGTAGGTTCGATCCCTATCGGGGGCTCCACTATCTTCCCATCCGCCGTAGCTGGATGGTGTTGAAGCCACCAGCTACGAGGATTTCGTCGCATTGGAGAATACGTCCGCTAATTTGCTGAATCCTATCGGCACTTACGTCGTGGAGTTGCTGGATAAGCGACTCACGGGTGCTGTGAATTTCTTCAAGAAAATCAACAAAGGTTTCGTTGTGCGAAAGCTGTTCTAGTTTTTTGATGTCCATGAATTACTGTGTTTGCGGGCCGGGGGCCATGCCTGAAGGAGCTTGCTGCATACTCTGTGTTGGCATTCCGCCCATTTCGGCGGGAGCTGTGCCAATACGCCCAATCTGTGCGTTCTGGGCTTGTTGCATCTGGAACTGATATTGCTGGGCATACTTCTGGAAGCGGGCTGCAAACGCCTTATCCTGCTGTAAACGCTGCATAACGTCAGGCTGCTGGCTGTATTGCTGAAGAACCTGCATAGCAACCTGAGCACCATTAGGACGTGCGCCCACCTCAATACCGGCGTAAATCTTAGACAAGTCATCCGTGACCTGTTTAACCACTTGCTCTTGGGCTTGCTCGCGGGGGCGCAGGATGGCGTCTGCAATAATAGGATTGATGGCTGAACCGCTAATTTCAAGCAGTGCATCAACGTCAATACGACCATTTCTATCAAGCTGCATCAATTGAACAAACTGACCAAGCTGTGTTTCCACGTTGTCCGGGTCGTTGTGCAGAACGTCATAGTTAATGATGATGTCAAAGTTCTCGTTAGGATCGCCCTTGCTGAACTTCTGTGGATCAGAAACGCCTGTTACGCGGAAGAACACTTGATCGGGGCCAAATCTTTGATAGCACTTGTATGAAAGACGAAGCACTTCTTTAACATGGGTAAGGAACTTGTCCACAAAATACTGCTGCTGGATTGTGGCCAAGGGATTACCAACATCCAAACCAATGAGCTTGTCGGCTTGGGTTAGGAGGGTATTCTCCATCTCCACGCTGCCGGGATTGTATTGTGGCGTTGGGCCGTAACGAATCTCCCCTTGGCGGCGATAGGGTAGAAGACCACCGGGGCGAATATCGTTAGGCGGGAAGCCCATTGGATGCTCAATCCAAGGAAGCGTAGCAAGCGAGTTGCGGTCTGTGCGGCTATCGCGCTCCACCTTAGTTTGCCATTGAATGCCCTTAAGCAAATCAGCAAAGCTCTGGAGATCGTAAAGACGATTGTTGTCCTCGCTAATTTTTGTTACGACAAAGGGATAGTCTTCGTAGCCGTTCAGCAGTTCGTGCTTGGCATGGTCTTCAACATTTTGCCGCCCAATTACGTTTCTATGGAAAACAGTGCAATAGATACCTTCAGCGTTGTCTTCATCGACTAGGCGTTGATAGCAATAAATCACTTCAAACAACTCACTGGCGTCATAGGTCGTGGACTTGTAAGTAAAATTGGTGTTGTTGTTATTGTTGTTGATTGGGTCGCCTTCTTCGCCGCAATTCTCAATGACATAATCAACCCAGCTTTCATCCCAGCCCTCTGTTGCAATTTTATTTTTAAGCTGCTGAGCACTCATCAACACGCGCCAAAAACAATAGGGAACTTTCTGCGGGTCGGTGGTGTAGGATGGAAACAAAACATCTCCATCAGGAGCAATGGCCTGAACCATTGGGCAATCTACGCTGCGCCGAATGATGGGGAACTCCGCATTGCCAGTCTTCCGTAAATCGTTCAAGGCACGTTTCGCCTTTTTGTCGGTCATTCCGTTGAATTGACCTTTCAAAAGCTCAACCAGTTGGTCGTCGGATTTTTTCTCCAAGATGGCTTTAACCAAATCGGGACTAACTTGCTGAAGCTGTTCCAATGTGAGTTTCTGTTTAAAGATGCGGTCTTCCTTCTGCCAGCCCACATAGGTAATCATAATGCCACGCTCAAGGAGGTAGTTGGCTCCTAGCTCCATCTGGCGTTTGAACTGGGGAATGTAGCTGGCCACCATCCACTTCAAAAATGCGCTAGTAACACGGGCGCGGCCAATGTCGCTGGACTCAACTGGGTAGGCGCGAATGTTGGCGCGGTTGAGCGAGGACATGAACATCGCTACATAACGATTGATGCGTTCGTTAATGACATGGGACTCCTGATCGGAAGCACCTTTCCACGGGAAGGCATCGCTTCCATTCTTCCGCAAGTCCTCGGACTTACCAGACCACAAATTGCGCCGATTATCATAGGCGTCAGAGCACTGGTTAAAATAGAAGTTGAGGTCAGTGGTAGTGCGTTCATACGCATTACGGATAGCCATAACATTTGGCTTATCCTGAACGTAAATAAGTGCTTCTTGATTATCGGTTTCCATTTAGATTTTGTCCAATAGCGCGGATGATGCGATAGGCTGCGCCTTTATCAATTGCTACTTTGTCCGCTAGGACAGCAGCTTCAATTGGTTGGTATTCAGCGTGAAGTGTTCGTTGAAGAATTTCAAAACCCAAAAGACGATCTATCTGTTCGTCCTGCCACTTACGGTCCAATGTAATATCAATCTCCAAGCATTTCATGGCGATAGGTAGTTCCACCGGATGAGTCTGTAATTGCGTCAACATTTATTCGTTTGCCCAACAGCTTACCACGGAGTTTGCGAGGGATTGCAACAGGCACCTTTCCTTCATGGCCTTCCAGCTTTGCATAAACCCATCTTGGGTTGCGGGCTTCCATTAACACCGTTGCCCTAATTTTGTTTGGAACCGCTAACGGAGCTTCAAGGGATAGCTCAATTAACTCTACGGCTTCTTCAGATAGGTAGGTGTTCTTCCCGTAACCGGAATAGTGGACCCCCTCTGTTAGCTTTGCGGCTTTAATTTTAAGCAGCTCGTTGACGGTTTTGCCCAGCCTTTCGGCCAGTGTGATGATTTTAACTTTAGACATTAGTATCCGCTCTTTCGTTTTGATTGTTGTATTGTCTTATCCACCCAACGTATTCCGTCGATACACGCATAGCGTATGACATCTATTGGGTCTTTCCATGCTTCATCTGTGCCGCCGTCGCCAGTGTATTCCTGAAGAGCGGTGATGATGTTCTGGCAATTCTCTGAAACATAGAAGTGGGGTCGGTTGATGCTATCAATCTTGGCCTTACGGTTGTATGCCATCTTACTCTGGATGGCTTGAATGCCGTCCTCAATGTCCAGACCGGGAGCAGCGTTGAACGTAAGTCCATTGTCTGCAAGGTCTTCAATGATAGAACTCGCGCCGTTCTGCGATTGATACTTGGCTGCGCCTAAGCGCGGGTCAATGAGCCGGTCTAGTATGTCCTCCTTGTCGTCTGACTCTAGTTGGACGATTAGATCAACGTAGTTCTTAATGCCATAGCCCAGTCCCTTGCTGCCGTCTCCACCAGCCCATTTACCGCCGTGCCACTTGGCCCAGTCTCCCACGTTACAGTCGGGCCACTCACGATAGACGTAGTAGGTTTCACTCTCGTCCACGGCTATCCAGCACATGAACCAGTTCTTCCTACCAGCTGGGTCTAGCACCATGTAGCGGGTTACGTTATCACGCGGTATCTTGTCATGTGGTATGACATTGACTTCCCTAGAGAACATAGGGAACCTAGTGGACGCACTCTTGGTTGGAACCCCGTAGGCTCTGGTTAGGACTTCTTCTTCACCCCTACCTTGTAAGTCCTGAGCAATGCGATCATAACCACCAAACGGATTGTCCTTTGAATGGAAATAGATAATCGCGCTGTTTCCGTTTGCAGCGTGTTGTATAAACGGCACTGGTCGGTCGTTAAGTAGCTCCGCCAGCTTTGTCTCAACAGTCTTTGCTTTCTCAAGGTAGTCTCTAACCACCTCCGTGTAACCGTCAATCGGAGTGAACGTAACAATGATTTTGGCATTACGGGTAGCCAATCGAAAACGTAGAGTGCGTAGTAGCTCAGGGCCAATGAGATATTCATCACACCAAGCGCCAAGATTGAGCCACACCGGTTCACGGCTACCCAACTCCGCACCTTCCAGAATAGTATCGTTGTTAAGAAATTGAGCATAAGTTTTGAAAATGATGTGGCTCTTGGTTCCCGGCAGGATGAGACTACTCTTTGAGAACCCGTTCTTCCGTGTGTAGCTAATGTTCTCTTCAGCACTAAGAGTTTTCTTCCTAAGCTCTTCGGGGAGTGCATCGTAGATGGCGCATTGTTGTTGGCGAATTGACACGTCCGCGTTCTGCGCGAAGCACATTATAACGCTACCGGGATTGTCCATTGCAGCCTTAACTACGGCTGTCGCTGCCCAAGTCGTCTTAGACGATCTATTGCCGCCGCTCACAAGTAGTTCATTGAAAGACTCTAACAACTCCTCTGCCTTCTTCCAGTGAGGGAGCTTGAACCCATACCTGTAAGGATCGCGCACACTATTCTCTATTGCCTGATGATAGATGTCGTAGAGAGAAGCTAGAGCTTCAGGCTGCATTTGCGCCATCTCCTCATTGGTTGGTGGCGCGAGAATGGCGTGTTTCCTCCAAATCATATCTCAACAGCCTCCTTCTGAAGCGCGGCCCTAGCATCAGCAATGGCCTTCATAGCATCCTCCAAGCTAGGCTTCCCGGCCTTGTGCTCTACCACCACCTTGTTCTCCCCTAGAGCCTGCATACCCTTATCCACGGCTATCCCATAGGAAAGAACCAAGTCTCTTATGTTCACCTTAGCCAAAGCATCTGGGTTGTTCGCCAGCATCTCTAGTTTCTGTTTAGCCAACAACCTCAGCCCCTCTGCCATCTCAAACCCATCCGCAGCTAACTGCTTGCGCCTCACATCTATAGCCATCTCATGCCGCGCCTTCACCTTACTAATCTGATTAAACGTAAAGCCAGTAGCTTCTGCGATCTCCTCCCAAGTATTCCCTTCCGCTAGTTGCTCTAAGCACAGCATCGCCCTTGCGGGCTCCCTTGCCTCTAGGGTGCGGCAATCACTGTCCACTAGGGAAGCCAACAGGACAGGACTGATATTTTCGCCATTCATACAACTACGTTATAACTACTTAAAACAATCTAGACATAGAAAGCCAAACAAAAACAATGAAAAAAAGTCTTTCATCGTTATTCTCTCGCTTGCGTATGGATTGTAACCAGCCCCCAAAATTTCTGTCAAGCCATTTGTTTCTCTCATTTTTAAAAGGTTGGTTGTTAACAAGCTCCTCCTTTTAGGAAGTCCCTTTCAATTATTTTTTTATGGGGGCGTTCTTACCAATTACAATAACCC